AGCGCCATACCCCCCCGCTTTCAGGCGGGTTGAGCTGGAAAAACGCTGACCGGCCGTGTTTGTTTCGCACGCGGCCGCAGGGGGTGTCTGGCGGGGTGCTGGCGCTCGCGGTAGGTGTTATTCGTTGGTTTTTGGCGGTTTAGGGGGTGGTTGTGGTGGCGAAGAAGAAGGCAGGCGCGAAGAAGGCGGATGCGTTCGATGAGCTTGAGGCTCGCAAGAAGCTGCTTGATCTGACCCTTGCGTCCCTCGAGCACGCCGAGTTCGATAAGCGCGCGCCCCTGATTCGTGAGGCTCGCGCGTTGATTTCTGAGATTTCAGGTACCTCGGGGGCTGCGGTCCCCGAGTCGGTGAAGGGAGAGGGGGGCCAGGTTGTCGATTTCCAGCAGCGATTGGCGAAGCATCGAGCAGGCTCCCCGGCTGCGGGTCGCCGTTGAGCGTCGCGCCAAGTCCTTCGGCGATCTCGCGGGTGAATTCGCGGCATCGTTTGGGCTGATGCCCGACGCTTGGCAGCAGCTCGTACTTGACGACTGGCTCGCCGCCTCGGCTAAAGACGAGTGGAAGCACCCCGTCGCCGGCCTGTCCGTCCCGCGCCAGAACGGCAAGAACGCGTTGCTCGAAATGCGCGAGCTCTTCGGCATGGTCCTGCTCGGAGAGACGGTGATTCACTCGGCGCATGAGGTCAAGTCCGCGCAGGCGCATTACCGCAGGTTCAAGGAGTTTTTCGGGAAGAAGGCCGATGACGAGGCCGCTCGATACCCTGAGCTAAACGCGATGGTAGAGCAGGTCCGTAACGTCAACGGGCAGGAAGCGATCATCCTCAAGAACGATCCGTCGCGCGGCTGGCACGGTGGCTCCCTGAGAGTGATCGCTCGCTCGAAGTCATCGGGCCGCGGCTTCACCGCTGACCTGATCGTCCTCGACGAGGCGCAGGAGCTGACCGAGGACGCTCTCGAAGCGATCACCTCGACCGGCTCGGCAGGTCACCTCGGCAACTCCCAGGTGCTGTACACGGGCACGCCGCCCGGCCCGAACGCTAACGGGCAGGTTTTCGAGCGCATCCGCGATCAGGCGCTGTCTGAGCATCCCGGCGCGATGTGCTGGCACGAATGGTCAGCCGATCCGGACAAGCCCCTGCGTATGGACGACGTCAAGACGTGGGAGGCCACGAATCCGGCGCTGCTCGCAGGCCGCATGAAGCGCGCATTCATCGAGCTTGAGCGCAAGACGCTCTCGGATGAGGGCTTCGCGCGCGAGCGCCTCGGTATGTGGCCGGCAAACGCGGGAGCATCCCGGGCCATCGACCCGACCACCTGGGACGCAACGGCAGCAGAAGCGCCGGCAGATGGTGTCCGCTCGTTCGCCGTCGCTTTCAGCGCGAACGGCAAGCGGCAGGCGCTCGCGGGCGCTCTGAAAACCGGCACCGGCCCTGACGTGCGCTTCCACGTCAACGCGATCGACACGTTCACCGGATCGACGGACGACGGCGTGAAGGCCGTCGCCGACTGGCTCGCAGCCCGAAAGGACCGGACAGCGCAGATCAACCTAGTCGGCGGCTCCGGCGCGTCGGCGCTCGCGGACGCTCTGCAGATCCGGGGCGTGCCAGCCAAGATCGTGCACATTATGACGACTCGCGAGTATCTCGAGTCGTGCTCGATGTTTTTCGAGGGGCTGCGCGATGGCCGGATCACGCACCCGGTTGGCGATCCGGAAGACGCGCTCAACACGGCGGTGGCGGTGTGCGACAGGAAGATACGCGCCCGTGATGGCGCGTGGGGATGGGAAGCGTCAATCCCCGATGGAGATGAGACCCCGCTAGAGGCCGTGTCTGCGGCTGTTCTGGCGGCTAAGACGACCCGGCGCAGGCCGGGCAAGAAAGCGAGGGCCCTGTGAGCGCCAAGAAGTTCATGCTGGCCACACCGGTGTCGTTCTCGGCTCCGGTTGTGCCGGGGCTGACGCCCGCAGAGCAGGCGGCGCTCGCGCAGCTCGTCGAGCTGTGGCGCGTAAAGCAGCCGCGCAATCGTCTGCGGCAGGCGTACCTCGACGGCGTCGTACGACCCGACAACCTGAACATCTCGGTGCCCGACGACATGGTCGACCAGCTCGGCGCGGTCATCGGATGGCCTCGCAAGGTCGTTTTCGGCCTGTCGGATCTGCTGATCTGGGACGGCGTCACCTCATCGACCGGCAGCGACAACCCGTTCGAGATCGACAACCTGCTGGCATCGACTGGCTTCGAGCTGGAGATCGCGCAGACGATCCCGTCCTCGCTCACGCACTCGGTCGCTTTCCTGACGCTGCGTAAGGGTGTCGAGGCGGCAGGTGAGCCGCCTGTGATCATTCAGGGGCACTCTGCGGACTGGGCTGCTGGCCTCTGGGACCGCGTGCGGCGCCGCCTGTCCTACGGGCTGACTATCGACGACATTGACGACGCCGGCCGTCCGACGCGCTTCACGCTGTACACCGCCGACTCGACATACGTCGTCGAGCTGAACGCAGTGTCGGCGTGGCGGATCATCCACGCAGAATTGCACGGCATGGGCGCGCCCATGATGGAGGCGCTCCCGTTCGAGCCGTCTCTCGACCGTCCGCTCGGGCGCTCGCGGATCTCCCGCGACGTTATGAGTATCACGCAGCGAGCGATGCGCACGGTGCTGCGTGAAGAGCTGGCGACGGAGCTTTTCACGGCTCCTGGAATCCTGCTGTCGGGTGTCGATTCGGACTTGATTGACGATCTTCGATCGTGGGAGTGGAAGCTGGGGACGATCAAGACGATCTCGTCTGGTGAAGAGCCGGAGGGGCCGAAGGTCACGGTTTTGCCGCAGCAGTCGGCGCAGCCGTTCACGGAGCAGATGCGTGCTCTGGCGACCGAGCTGTCGGGTGTGTCGTCGCTGCCGGTCTCGTCGCTCGGCGTCATTCAGGACAATCCGTCCTCGGCGGAGGCTCTGTATGCGGCGAAGGAAGAGCTGGTCATCAAGGCGAAGAACGCGCAGCGTGTGTTCGACGCGGCCCTGAATCGTGTGTATGCGCATGCGGTGATGATGCGTGACGGGCTTGATGAGATGACGCCGGAGCTGCGGTCTCTGGCGACGCGCTGGGGTGACCCTGCACATCCGTCGATTGTTTCGCAGTCTGACGCCATCGTGAAGCAGATCAGCGCAATGCCGTGGCTCGCGCAGTCCTCGGTCGTTCTGGAAGAGCTTGGCTACTCGGGGTCGCAGATCGCGCGCCTAATGTCGGACAAGCGTCGCGCGGAAGCGTCCGGCCTCCTTGAACGACTGTCCGCGGCTGGAGACGCTGACGTAGACGCGCCTGCTGCGGCTGACGAGAAGTAGAGAGCGTGAGGGGGCAGCGTGCATATCCACGACGTGCAGCAGCTCGCGCGGACGCAGAACCGCGCGGGCGATATCGCTGAGCGCCGATTGCGGGCGCTGTGGAAGCGACTGCCGCTCGATGATCTAGGGACGCTTGAGGACGCGCTGTTTCAGCTGTATCCGCGCCTCGTCGAGGAATCGGCGGAGGTTGCGGCGTCGGCGGCGCTCGAATGGTACGAGAAACAGCGAGAGATCGAGGGCGTCGCGAAGGAGTACTCCCCCGCGATGCCGAGCGGCCTCGTCGATCAGGGCGACGTCGAGAAGATCGTCGGGGCTACGATCCGTGATCTGCGGGAGGGCATCGACCGCGCGAAGGCCCTCGCGCGCCTTACTAACGGTGCTCGCAAGTTGATCTCAGACTCCGGCCGCGCAACCGTGCAGCACGCGGCCGAGGGTGATCCGAAGCCGACGAAGTTCGCGCGTGTCCCGACCGGCGCTGAGACGTGCGCCTGGTGCATGCTCTGGGCCTCGCGCGGATTCATATATCGCAGCGAAGAAACCGCGCACTTCACGCGCTCGCACTTCAAGTGCGATTGCCAGGTGGTGCCCTCGTGGTCGAAGAAACCGCGCATCAGGGGATATGACGTCTCGAAGTACGAGGACATGTACAAGGAGACAATCAAGTCTCTCGAAGAGGATGAAACGGCTATCGACGATCCGCGCGTCATCACCGAACGTATGCGGACGCTCTTCCCCGACCAGCTCACGGACGGCCACACGCCGAAGCCGTGACCCCATATCCACCCCGCAGCCAGCCCGGCGTGCGGGGTCTTTACACACCGGCCAAGCGCAAAGCCCGGCCACCCACCCCCGTTCTCTCCGCAATGGAAGGAAGACTCATGGAAAACACCACCGATCAGGATCAGGAGATCAAGGACGGCGCGCAGGCGCCGAACGAAACTCCCACAACCGATACGACCGTCCACCAGGACACCGACAGCGTCGACGCCGCACAGACCTCGCAGGAGGCCACGCAGGACGACGCCGCTGAGGACTGGAAGGCCCACGCCCGCACGTGGGAACGCCGCGCCAAGGCAGACCACAAGCAGCTCGAAGCACTCACGGAAGCGATCAACGGCAAGGACACCACCATCGAGGAACTGCGCTCTCAGGTCGCAGCCCTCGAAGCGCAGGCGCACCGTGCAAAGCTGATCGCAGCCGCCGCCTCCGAGTACGGCGTCCCGGCCGGCCTCATCCACGGCGACACCGAGGACGAGATCAAGGAGATCGCGCGGCGTCTCGCCGACTGGCGAGGCACAACGGACACGCCGGCTGTGCCCGCGCTCGCGGATTCGGGTGCTGGTGTTTTCCCGCCTCGCGCGTCGTCTCTGTCTCTGGATGAGCAGATCGCGGCGGCGCAGAGCGCTGGCGACTTCAAGTTGTCGGCGCGTCTCAAGGCGGTCAAGCTCGCTGGCTTGACCGCTGAATCCACCAACTGACAAAAGTCCTTTCTCTTGACAGGAGATTCCATATGCCCGGTATTACCGAGATGGCAACCACCTACAATTGCCCGAACTACGTCGGCGAGCTTTACGCTGCGTCCCCGGAGGACACGCCGCTGCTGTCCTCGATTGGCGGTCTGACTGGCGGCGAGTCCGTCGAGTCCACGACCTTTAGCTGGCAGGTCACGGACCTGCGCGACGCCGCCGAC